AGAAGCTACGTTTTGTAAAAAAATGTATGTGAAGGGAAAGAAGAATGCGTTAAAGGTGTATACTATTTAAATGGCTAGAGATTACAAAGCAGAGTATGCAAAGTATCAGGGTACACCTGAGCAAAAGAAAAGACGTGCGATGCGAAACAAAGCAAGACGATATGCAATAAAAACTGGACAAGCTAGAAAAGGAGATGGAAAAGACGTACACCATCGTAATGGAAACCCTATGGATTTTGATCCGAATAATTTACAAGTTAAGCGAGCAAGTGATAATAGATCATTTGCACGTACAAAAAAAGCAACAAAAAAATATAGAACAGGGTAATGTTAGAAAAATACTTAGAAAACCATCTTAAACGTAAATCTGAACGATTATTTAAAAAAGGCCAAAAAACGGCCTCACCAGAGCTCGCACACGGCGTTTTCTTTAGGGTAGTAAGGCCTAAGCTTCAATTTAAACAATATTTTAATAGCTTTTATCACAGGTTTTTCTGAGAGGTTTTATGTTTTTTGCAGGTTTCAAGTAGTTTATTTAAGTACCATTGAGCTTTTTCTAAATCTTGGGTACCATTTTTGTATTCATAACGCCACATATACTTTAAAACGTTTCCTTTTAAGTAACCTTTAAAAGCGTCAGGCGTCATACTTTCTTCTATTGCCACAATGCACTCTACGTTTCCAGTATTATAATGTGGGGGTGAGTTTACATAATCAGTCATTTGTTTCTCCTATACAAAATTTGGTTAGTGTTTCTACAAACATTTTAAAAGGTATAGCTTCTTTTATAAAAGTAGCTACTGTAATGTGTGTAAGTGTAAAATCTTCAGTAACGTACACTTGATCCCCCGAACCAAACACTACGTACGTAAATACATTGTGTTCTTGTTGGCGAGTAAGCCATATACGTTGTTGTTCTGATAAGTTAATTTTTATTTTTGAGTTAAGCTTTGCAGGCAAGTTTTCTTTGTACTTATATTCAATCCAACAATGATTGTTAGGACCAGAGTAGTAAGTGTCCGACACACCTCCATGGTAGGGATCGTTGATCTTCCACCTATAAACTTCTTTAGGTAGTTTTCTATGTACTTTATTTATGAAATCCTTTTCTTGCACACAGAAAGTATATCATACGTACTTGGGTGCGACATTATACGTCGCACCCGTACGCAAGTTACTTAACTTTTATTTGCAAATGTTTTTTCGTAAAAACCTTTAGCAAGGTTATAAGTATCTTCTTTTAGCCAACCAACGTTAGACACAGCAATGTTCATAAACTTTTGCCCTGCTTTNTTAGCTGTTTGAACAGAAGCCAATTTCCATAAAGAAGCAAATCTATCTCCGCCTAGCTTCATGATTTGNGTATTCCATTCTCTTGACACTCTAAGCTTAGANGATGAACAATCAAACAAGAAAGGTATNTCTGANATATCTCCTGTNTTTTCNTCTACCTTAAGCAGTGTATGTGTTTGAGTTTGAGTAATTTCATGGTCTTCGACCTTGTTACCACCATCTTCGAGATGNTTGATAGCTTCTTGTTTTGTTGGAAAAGTACCAACTAAACCGCCACCTTTCTCTCTTTTTACCCATACAACATACTCTTCTCTAAAGTGTACGTTAACTACAAATAATTCTTTACCGTAGCTTTCTTTGGTTACAGTGTTTATAAAGTCGCCTACTTTAGCGCCGTCTATATATTCACTATGGTTTTCATCTACTTCGTTAGACAACTGTTGAAGCTGCTTTAGACGAGGTGTAGATAAATGTTCTGAGTTAATGTTTTCATTACCCAGATTTTCACCTTTCTTTACATGAGCAGGCATTGTGCTCGTTACTATACTTATATCGTTAGACATATTTCATTCTCCTTGTTTCATTTAACATTATTATTACGCTGACCTAAAATTAATTCGAGTCAACTCCGTACTTTTAACACCAGGTACATCAAAACCTGTTGCTACCAATTCTCTGTAGGCGGTTGCGGACATACGTTTTTGCAATAGCTCAAACTGATTAGTTTCAGTTATGTGCTCGTGCAAAGAATCCCAATCTTCTACAGTTGGCACAATCTCAGTTTTAAGTGAGATTGTACAAATATCATTAGAAATTTTATCGAGCCCTTGCTCTTGCATTCTAATAGATATCTGACTTTCTAATTCGCGTTGCTGCGATTTAAGAACTTTTTCTTCTGACTGAACTACTTTAATTTGTTCACGTACTTTAGCTGTTTCTGCTAATAAATCATTTAATTTTACACTCATGTTATCTCCTTTAAGATATGTAGTAAGTTTTCCATACGACCTAACTTAGTATTAAGTTTTTCGTACACCTCAGGTTCCCAAGTATTTCTGGCTTGTATAAGTATTGTTTCGGTCTTTTGTGTTTGACCTGCTCTGTATATACGCTGATTAAATTGCTGATAATGCTCAGCATTGTATGTAGGTGAACACCATATAACTGTATTAGCTTTGGTCAATGTAAGACCGTGGCCTGCTGATTGCGGATGACAAAACAAAACTTTAATATGTCCTGCTTGGTATCTAGCTACAATGTCATTACGTTTTTCGGGTTTAACACTGCCGTCAATAATGTCGTAAGTAATACCTTCTTTGTTAGCCATTTCTACTAGCGCATCACGTTCGTGCTTCCAGTTAAATGCTACAAGACTATGCGCACGTTGAGATACAAGCGTCATCACAATGTCATAACGTTCTTGGTGTACAAACTGAACTACACCATCTTCGTCATACACGGCCCCCGTTACAAGCTGTAACAGTTTCTTTACACGTGCAGCTGCATGCACAGCGTTGACTGTACCTGATTTTGTATACAAGACAGAATCTTCTGCTAGAGTTTTATATTGTTTTTGTACGTTAGGCGTTAGCTTTGTGTTTATTGTTCGTACAATTTTATCTGGTAGATCCATACAATCTGTAAGAGCAAACCGTATACATATATCAGACAGCTTATCTGCTATTGTTTCTTCTATACCTGGTTTGTCAATCCACTCGTTTGCAAAGCCGTTAAACTTTGGTGTACAAGCTTGATGTCTGAATGAATAGAATCTAGCGCCAAGACGCTCCCCGTTATCTATAAGATAAACGGGATGCCAGATATCTAGAATAGTATTACTATTAGGAGTACCAGACATAGCAATCCTATTAGTAAAATGCGAAATAATTTTGTTAAGATTTTTGCTACGTTTAGCTGAACGATTTTTAAATGCTGTAAACTCATCAATAATAATTGTATCGAAATCTTTTAAGTACTGTGTATTTTTAAATAGAAAGTTAACAGCTTCAAAATTAGTAATGACCATTTCATTTGTGGTGTCTTCAAATATTTGTTTTCTATTTTTTGCATAAGCTATTCCATACTTTATGTTTGGTTGGAATTTACTTATGTCTTCTCCCCAAGCTGCTTCTAATATAGAAAGAGGAGCTAGAACTAAAGCTCTACCACCAAGTACAACATGAGCATCTAAAACCGCACGAGTTTTACCAGTACCTGGGTCAGACGTAATAAGACAACATTTAGTGTCTACTATGAAATCTGTGGTGGTTTGTTGGTGCGCGTAAGGCGCAGGAATGTTTGTTACATTGTTCATCGTTCATCTCCGTAATACTCTGTGTTAGTTGGGTGAGTACTAGTGTTTGTTAATTATATCTAATTAGAGCCCCATTCGCAATAGGGCTCTGAGCCTTTACCAAATGAACACCATCTGCAATTATAATTGCTAGGATTTGGTGGAAATTTAGTAGCTGTAGTCATAGTTATAGCTCGTTCATGAAGTTTTGGCATAAAAATCATAGCTTCATCTCTAGTGTACGTTTGCTCCATAGTTGTACCGTGATCTAAATACCACATTTCTGTGTTTACTATTTCTAAATCAGGATACATAAAAAACGTACCGATAGCATAAATAAGTGCTTGTTGACTGTGTGCTATTTCATTACCAAATTGTTTACCTGTTTTATAGTCAATTACTCTAGCTGACGTTTCTGTTTCATGTACTAAAGCATCTAGTTTTATACGAGCCCAAGTATCAGGAGCAAGCCAACCTGTAGGTTCCCAGTTAAGAGTGAAACCCCACTCTCCTTCTGTTTCTACTTTAGCATCTCCGAACTGTTTTCTTAAATCTTTGAATTGCTGTTCAAATTTTTTTAACGTGTCAGGTAGATCACCTAGTTCATGTCGTACGTATTTTTCTGCTTCGTCATGGATTCGTGTTCCACGCTCAGCTGCAGGACCAAAGTCTTCACGTACTTTTTTTACTTTAGATATGTAAGTTCTGTAAGCGCAGGATTCGTAGGTTTTTAAGGCCGAGTAAGACCATGCTGGTACTAGACCTAGTTCGATATCCTCCGTGACCTCAAGCGTTGAAATAAGGTCTGGACGGTCAGGCTGTGTTAGATTCTCCATTCTCTAATAATCCTAAATCCCTTTCGTCAAAATGTTCGTTTATTAATTCCTTCCTAACATTATTATCTATTTTCCAAGTTAATACAACACCTCGCGGTATACCAGCTGTACGATCTGTACTTATACGCTTACGAGCTGTTTTAATATTTAGTCTAGACATTACTTTAGAAAAGTCTCTTTGCGACATAGTATTACGGCTATCTGTTAATGCATCGTATACTACTTTAAAATGTGCGAGAGGTATAATAACTTCTTGTCCTAATGTAGCAATCCAATCTTTTAAGTATCTTTGCGCCGTACTTATTCCGCCGGCGTCAAATGTATTTGTAAGAGGAATGTCTAGTATGTCTGTAAAATATTCTAGATTACGTGTACGAATTGCATTTGCAAATTCTTCTACAATAGACATAGATATTTCTTTCATTTCTTTTTTCGCATCGTTTTCTAAAGCTGTATGCGCCATTCGTACGTCAACTTTAAATTTATTTAATACACCTGCAAGAATATATAATTCAGGTTCTAGAGCATCTAAATTTTGTAACAAGTCTGGAAAAGCTTCTTCTATTTTTTGTTCTTGTCTTGGTGCTACGTTGTATCTTCTGTCGCTATCTTCTATTTTAACTGCATCTGCTCTGTTAGTAAGAAAGATAAAGTTCGTGAAAGACGGCAGTTCGATTTGGTTTGTACGCATTGCTCTGATGGTAAGATTAGGTTCTGTAATTTGATGTTTTAATTTGTCGGCCATTTTACCTACAGATCCTGAGTCGGCCATACGAAACTCGTCAACTACTAAAAACAATGCTGTTCTCATATATAAGTTAAATTGTTCTTCTATATTTTCTAAAGCTCTCATTGGTGTTTGTTGTTCACCAAACAAAGGCTTAAGTATTTTATATATGAACAAACCTTTACCAGTGCCTGGTATGCCCGTAAATATCCACGCGGTCATAGTTTTTCTTCTATACTGGTATATGTATGCAAGCCAGTTAACAAAATGTTCAAACTCTGGCTTACCATTACCAAGCGCATGCATCATAAGTTTATAAAAATTAGGTGCAATTTTTTGGATTTGTATGGCTTCACCGTACGTAAGTTCTTTTACGTTTTCTTCGCTACGCATCATATAAGGTGTACGTCTAAATAAATTTACTGAATAAGGAATGGTTTCTAAGTCTATGCCTTTGTCAGAACTCGGATCAAATACGACACGAGCATCAGGAACGAAATCCATGGTAGGGCGACCATGAGACTTAAGAAAGTCATTAACGGAACTTTTGCCTGTTGGCGTGAGGGGGTAGTCGTCGTCAAATTGTTGTTTTGTTTCATCATACACTCCGTTGTAATATGTATCTGTAAAGAAATCACGTAATACGATTGGTTTCTTTTTGGTTTCGTTATCTATTTTATCTGCAAATATTTCAAATATACTGCGATAAAAGTCAGGGTCTGCTTTTTCTATTTCCCATACAGGTTCACCTTTAAAGTTATACATGTAATGTGGACTAGTTAATAAAAAGTAATAGCCCCCACTGTCTCCTGTATTTACATTACAGTTAACAAAAGGTTCGGACACTCTTGTGATCTGGATGGTCATTTTGTCTGGATTTTGTAATACTTCGTGAGCTTCACCTGCAACATTGACCGTAGATACCTTTCCAACTCTTTTAGGAAGGTTGTTTTTCTTTCGTAAATTATCTTTAATCTGCAAACCAAGGGTGTGTACCTTTTCAGGGTTAACACCAATTAAAGATGAGGAGATCTCAAGAACAGGCGAACCACGGTCAACCTTGACAAACCTACCGTTAGGGTAGGGATCATCGACACCGATGAACTTTGGAGTTGCTATATAGATAAGCTTACTGTTATCTGCGACTGATGGGTCTAGTATGTACGAAAGACTTTGACCATTAGCTGACAATTTAATTTGTTCCGCTAAAAATTCTGTTTGGTAGTTAATCATACGTATAAAATCTTTTAGGGTTTTTGGATGCACGGGCATGTCTAATAAAAAGAACAGATGCAACGATACTGTGTTTGGTTTAAAACCAAGTGAAGCGCTAGCTTGTGCTATATAACTTACATTGTGAAAGACTTCTGGAAGTTGTAAAACTATTTTATCGGCCAGTGCTTGAAGATCTCCAGGGTTAGTTGTATATAATCCGTCTACATCCAATACTAACATTTCCGTTGTGTTTGCACGTTCAGTCATAAATGCACGGGGTTCATTGTTTAACGTACGTTTAAGTCCGCCTTTATGTAAACAAGCTCCTGTTTTTGCTTGTTCTACAAGTAATTTATATAGTTTATTTAAACCTTTTTTATCTACAGATACATCAAAATGTTCTGACGTAAAGTTTTTTACTAGTGGATAAGGTTTTGTACCTTCTTTTGATATTTCTTTTGCTAATGGTTTTTTTGCATTTAAAAAAACTACTTCCATATTATTTCTCCTTCTGTGTATATACTTCTTCTCTATCTATTCTTACAGTTGTATCTGCTTGAAACCCTAGTTTGCATTGGGTCGGAGATAGACTTGTTACAGTTACAACGCAAAGAATTTTGCCGTCTTTCTGTAAAATAATTTTTTCTCCTTTTTTTCGAGTAAGTATTAAGTTTTTATTTGTCATATACCTGGCTTACGCCTCCTTCTGCGTCTAGCGGTAGATCGCTACACCAGTCAGGTGCTGTACGCATGATATTGATAATCTTTTCCATTGTAGCATCTGAATCTAGTTCAGAGCCAATAGCTATAATTTCATCGTGTACTTGTAGTACAATATCAACTTCTGGCATAGCTTGTACTTCTAACATTTGGTCAGTAATAACTATACGAGCAAGGGCTTGTACAACATTCTCAGTTATTCTGGGGCCGTGTGTACGAATTATTTCTCTTTCTGTTTTGTATACAAAGTTACCGTATTCAAACATAAGATTAGGGTAGTTAAGTGCCATACCATTTGGCAGCTCTAGAGCTCTTGCACGAATTGTAAGTGGACCATACTTTAAACCGTAACCTTGTGGGTTAATCATTTGAAACAGACTGTCTTTCATACCCGACCAGAGTTTAGGTATGTTTGGATACATACCACGATACTGCATAACAATACTTTTTGCTGCTGTATCTGATAACTCTACAGAGGGTGAACCTGTTTTAAGTGTAGCTTGGAATTTGTCTGCTCCCATACCGTAGCCTAAACCTAATATAGCTGTTTTACCTACATACCTTTCTAGCTTATCTTGTTTAGTAATGGTACGACCATATATTTGCGAAGCAAACTCGCAGTAAACATCACGACCTGTAGCAAAAGCATCAAGTAAGTCAGCTTCTTTAGATAACCACGCGAGCATACGAGCTTCTATGTTAGACAAGTCAGCTATAAATAACTTTTGTCCTTCAGGAGCCATAAGTGCCGTACGTAACTTAGATCCCCGGGGAAGGTTTTGTAAGTTAATTTTATCAGCACCACCGAATCTACCTGTGTGTGCGGCATAATAACGTAGCGGTATACTAAAGGTACCATCCGGGTTGCACGAATCAATAAACCTTTGCGCACGCGTTTCTTCTATACGAGACTTAACAAGTTCACGCGCATCCCATATGTGTTTGTACTCAGGGTACAGATTGCACATTTGTATGTAAGCGCTGTCGTTTTTACCAAACGCAGGTATTCGTTTACCTGTTGTAGGACTTTTCTTTGTTGGTACAACAATACCTAAGTCTTCTAAATAAGCTTTAAACTTTTGTTGGCTAGCCAATACTTCTCTAGTTGTACCACTTGCTTCTATTCCTGCTGCAGTCCTGACTGCTATTTCATCTTTGTACGTAGTCAACGAACCACGGTCAAGCATTAGCTTTGGTTCTACAAACAAACGTACAGTTAGATCTATGATCTGCAGCTCTTTGTCTGGGTAGTTAGTCATATAACTTTGGAATAAAGCATAAGTTAGGTCAACGTCTTGTATACAATAACCGCCTATTTGTGCATCGAGCTCTGGATCCAGGTCACGTACGCCTTTAGCATTTACAAGTTCTTCACCTTTACGCATTGTTTCATCGTTTGCAAATTCACGTTTGCATGCGTTAGCAAGGCTTGCGGACATATTAGGGTAAAGACCACGGGACATAGCCGCAGTATCATAATAAAACGCAGGTATACAATTAAAGTATTGAGTAAGTATGTACGCATCGAACAGAGTGTTGTGGCAAACAACCGCAGTATTGGCCCAATCTATTTGTTGTAATACGTCAGGTGTTTCTTCTTCGTTGTACCATTCGGTTTCACCGTCTTCTACTTTAATACCCACGCCCCATACTTTAAACTCTGGGCTATTAACATATTGCACAGTAGACATCTTTGTCAGGGACAGTTGTACGTCATAGTAAGTTTCGAAGTCTAAGTAAATTTTTTGCATATTTTATCCCATAGTTTTTTTAAGTCTGCGTTAAGACTTTCTAACATTTGTGCTATTTCATTAAGTTCTTTCTTCATTGTTCCATTCCTTTACGTATTTTTCTGCAACTAAACCTTTTTGTGCAAGTTCTTGCAATTTATCAAAGTCTTTTTCAACTTTATCTATTTCGTTCCAAACTGCATCTACAGTTGATTGTTCTAAATCATAATCAAACGCAGAATCAGGTATAGCATTGTCTAAATCAGACATAGCTTTTCTTAGACCACCTAGCATTGTAAATATTTGTTTCATAGCTCCTCCTGAACTTGTAGTTGTATTGGGCCCATGTCTCCGTACCAGTCGACATAGTCATCTTCGTTTATTTCTTGGCCGCACTCATTTTTTAAAAATTCATGCCATTCTTCTTGTTTTTTTTCTCTATAATTTTCTTCTAAATCTTTATTATTAAAAAAAGCATCGGCTCTAACTACTTCGTAGTCATGACCATATTTACTATTTTTAACTAATATTTGTACTTTCATAGTTCCTCCTTGATTTTATGGTTTACAGTTGTTCTAAAGTCATAAGCTAAATTTTCTATAAACTCCCATATTTGATTTGCTGAGTAATACTCAAAAGGTTCCCAAACATTATCTAAAAGATACTCGTCTAGTTTTTCTTCTTCCCAATTTTCAAATCCTTCTGGCAAATGATTAGTTAGATAAT